AACAATTACTGGTGGTTCAGGTGGAACTCAAATTACAGATAGTGATGCTAAAACAAACGCAACATCTATGATTGCTTCAGTATTTGAAGCAGTACAAGCTCTTGATGAGAAAGATGTACCTAGCGAAGATAGATTTTGCGTAGTTAAGCCAGATATTTATTATCAAATCGTACAAAACGATAAGATTTTAAATAGAGACTTCGGTGCAAATGGTAATGGTGTTTACTCTGATGGTACAGTAATTAAAGTTGCTGGTATCAACATAGTTAAATCAAACACTGCTGTCACTGCATACGCAGACAACTCATCTGCTGTTTCAGGAACAAACAACACTTATAATGTAGATGCTCAATATGTTGTAGCTACAGTTTTCCATAAGAGTGCCATCGGTACTGTTAAACTAATGGATTTAGGAATGGAAAGTGAATACGACATTAGAAGACAAGGTACATTAATGGTAGGAAAAATGGCATTAGGAAGTGGCATAATCAGACCTGAAAGTGCAACTTTAATCAAAACACAATAATTTTTTTTATTGTCGATTAAAAACATAGGCGTAGAGATTAACACAGACAATCTACGCCTGTGTCAAAAATAAAATCATGGCATCAATCACAACAAGAACAACAGAATTAGAAGCAGTCAATACTATGCTCTCTACAATAGGAGAAGCTCCAGTAAACTCATTAACAGGAAGTTTACCAACAGACGCAAGTATGGCTAAAAATATTTTAAATGAAGTAAATAGAGAAGTACAATCAAGTGGTTGGAAATTTAATACTTCATACAAAGCAACACTATCAAGAAACACTGATAATAAAATAGTAGTGGCTAATGATGTAATGCACATAGAATTAAATCCTTTATTAGAAAGTAAACAATCTAATGACCCAGTTATTAGAGGAGCCTTTTTATATAATTTAGCAAAAGAAACTTTTGTATTTGAAAAGAATTTTGAGAATGTGACTATTGTATCTTTATTAGATTTTGAAACTATTCCAGAACAAGCAAGAAGATATGTCACTATCAGAGCATCAAGAATATTTCACGACAGAACTTTAGGAGCAAATGCTATTCATAGATTTAGCAGACAAGATGAACTTGTTGCATTGTCTATTTTGAAACAAGCAGAAGCTTCTGTAGCAGACCACAATATCTTTAATAGTTCAGACCAATCTAAAACTATTGCAAGAAATGGTTCACTTAAAATTAATTAACAGGAGAAAAATATGGATTTTGTAAAAAGAAAAGCAAAGCATTATTGGACTGACCACAAGGTTGAAGTTGTAATAATTGTAGTTGCTATCGTTGCTGTAATCATAATGTAATAAAATGCCTTTAATAACTAGAAGTATACCAAATTTAATTGGGGGAGTATCACAACAACCAGAAATATTAAGATTAGAAAACCAAGCTACAGCTCAAGAAAATGGTTTTTCTGGTGTTGTTGAAGGTCTTAAAAAGAGGCCTCCATTAAATCATATTTCTAAAATTTCTACTTCATCACTATCAAACGCATTTATTCATACAATTAATAGAGATACCAGTGAACGATACATTGTGGTTATTAGTAATGGCAGTCTTACTGTGCATACTGTTGATGGAGTTTCTAAAACAGTTGTAAGTCAATCTAACGCTAATAACTATTTAACATCATCTAATCCTAGAGACGACTTTAAATGCTTAACTGTAAACGATTATACTTACATATTAAATAAGCAGAAAACAGTAGCTATGGATAGTGGAACTACAAGTCCAGCCCAAATTCAGCAAGCTGTATATACAGTTGTTCAAGGTGTAAATTCTACACCATATTCAATAACTATAGATGGAACCACAAGTACATTCACATCTTCAAATACAAACACAAAAGATATTAGGGATGGAGTTAAAAGTGCTATTGGTTCGCCTGGAGGAATAACATTAACTAATATCGGTGATAGTAGTTTTTCAATTGTAAAAACATCTTCACTAACAGTTTCAGCTTCAGATGGTTATGGTAATCAAGCTTCACAAATAATTAAAGATGAAGTTCAAAACTTTTCAGATTTACCAGCAGAAGGAATTAACAACATGGTTGTTGAAGTTAAAGGGGATGCTTCTAATAGTTTTGATAATTATTATGTAAAATTCTCAAGCAGTACAAAAGTTTGGGAAGAAACAGTTGCACCAGGTTTAGAAATTGCATTAGACAATACAACAATGCCTCATGTTCTTATTAGAACAGCAGATGGAAATTTTAGATTTACACAAGTAGATGGCTCTTCTTATACAGTATCATCAACAAGTTATGATGTACCAAGTTGGGGAAATAGAGTTGTAGGTGATTTAGATAGTTCACCTAATCCAAGTTTTGTTGGAGCAAAGATGAAAGACATTTTCTTTCATAGAAATCGTTTAGGATTTTTAGCAAATGAAAATGTTATTATGTCTAGGTCTTCAGAATTTTTTGAATTTTTTAATGAGACAGTCACAGATGCACTTGATACAGAAGTTATTGATGTCAATGTAGCACACACTAAAGTAGCAATACTTAAACACGCTGTTGCATTTGATGAAAAACTTTTATTATTTTCAGACCAAACACAATTTATTTTAACTGGTGGAGCAAGTTTAACACCAGGAAATGTTTCAGTAAATGTGACAACTGAATATGAAAGTTTAGATACAGTGTCACCTGTTGGTTCAGGTAATAATGTATTCTTTGCTTTCAACAAAGGTCAATTTACAGGTGTTAGAGAAATGTATGTTGAAGCCGATGGTGAAACAAACCAAGGTGAAGATATTACAGCAAACATACCAAAGTATGTACCTTCAGAAGTTTTTAAATTTGCAAATGCTTCTAATGAAAACATATTAGTTTTATTAAGTAATAAGACTGGAGAAAAAAATAGATTATATATTTATCAATGGTTTTTCTCTCAAGGAAGAAGATTACAAAGTGCATGGCATAAATGGACAATAGGTGCCGATGCAGATACAGAAATTTTAAACATAGATTTTATTGGAACTACTTTATACCTAGTAGTCCAAAGAAGTGATGGTGTTTATATTGAAACAGTAAACTGTTCACCAGCAGTAGTAGACACTGGAGCAAGCTACCTTACACATTTAGATAGAAAGCTTGATGAAACGCAGGTCACTGAAAGCTATAACAGTTCAACTAATATAACGACCATCACTTTGCCTTACGCAATTGACAGCACAATGAAGTTAGTTGGTAAGTCAGGAGCCTCAAATAAAGCAGGAAGAGATATAACTATAGCTTCACAATCAGGAACAACACTTACTGTAAGTGGTGATATTACTGCTTTTAATTACTTTATTGGAGAACAGTACATATTTACTTATACATTTTCTCAACAGTATTTGGCTCTTGGTACAAACACTACAGGTTCAAGAACAAGAATTAGAGAAGGTAGACTTCAAATAAGAAACTGGACTGTTTCATTTAATGATACAGGATTTTTTCAATCAGCAGTCACACCAGTAGGAAGAAGCGTATCTAACGCAACTTTCAATGGTACAATTGTTGGAACAGGTTTAACTGGAACAGTAAATTTAGAAGATGGTGATTTTACTTTTGCAGTACAGAGTAGGAATGAGAACTTAACAATTAGTTTAACTAACAATAGTCATCTTCCATCAAACTTTGTAAATGCAGAGTGGGAAGGATATTATGTTTCTCAAGCATCAAACTCCTAAACCACATTTAAGATTAGCAACAGAAATAGATTGTATTTATTTATCTGAACATTTGAGAGAAGAAGATGTTCAAGAAATATATGCTGTCACTGGTTTACCACCATTATTATCTTTATTAGCAGGAATTAAAATGAGTAATGTTCCTTTAGTAATTTGTAATTCAGATTGTAAACCTGTCGCTATGTTAGGTGTCGTACCAAATGGATTAATAGGATTTATCTGGATGGTAGGTACCAATGATTTAAAAAAAATTAGTTTATCTTTTTTAAGAAACTCAAAAGATGTTTGTGATGTTCTTAAAGGTAATCATCAAATTTTACATAACTATGTAGATAAAAGAAATAAGCTTCATATTAATTGGCTTAAGTGGATGGGTTTCTCCATCATAAATGAAATTAATTATGGAATTGAAAATAGAAAATTTTATGAATTTGTTAAAATATAATGTGTAATCCAACGCTAGCTATAGCTGGAGCTCAAGCTGTAATGCAATATCAAGTTGCTAATGCACAGCAGAAAGCAGTCCAGGCACAGCAACGAAGACAAAATGAAATCGCACTGGCTAATAGAAACCAGGCGATAGTATCAAAACAAAGAAAATTAATTCAGATTACAAAAGGTCGTTTAGAAAAAATAGGTGATGCTGAAAAAATATCTCGTAAGAAAAGAGCAACATTTAAAGTTAATAAAGAAAACTTTACAGGTAATTCTTATGATTTCTTATTAGCTAACTATTATGACAAAGAAGCTGGATACAGAAACAGAATTTTAGGAAATATAGAAAGTAGTAAATTTCAATACTTACAAGACCTTAAATCCATTGACCTTCGTTATGATAGTCAAAGCACTTATGTGTCTCCTGTAGATAGAAAGATGAACGCATTGTCTTCAGGATTAAGCTTTGGTTCAACTTATTACGACTACAAAGCAAAACAAAATAGATACCAAACTAACGAAGAAAAATATGATTACAGAGATTATACAGCAGATGATGGATGGGATTGGCAAAACTAATGGCTAAAGCACAAGACCCAAATCCAGAGTTTAACTCAATGCCAGAAATGGTAGTGGATAGTGTAGATTATAACTTATTTTATAAGCCAGATAGAGTTGAGGTAAGTTCAGGCCTAGTTCAATTATCTAAATCATTACAAAGTTTAGTACCTGCATTAACTAATTTTGCAATTACAGAAGAAATTAAGGGTAAAGAAAAAGATGAAGCCAGAGCAATAGAAGATTTTAAAATTAATAAAATGTCTTTTGCTAAAATGGTAAAATCAGGAAAAATACCTGAAGGAGCTAATCCACATTACTTTAATAAAATGATGGAGCTTGATTTATCTAATAAAGCCAGAAAGTTTAAATTAGAATTTGATACTTATGCTTCTGAAAATTCATTAGAACAATCATTAACTGGCGATGCTTGGAATGAAGTTTATGAGAGTAAACTTAAAGAATATTATGAAAGAGAAGGATTAGATAAATTTGACCCATTAGCATTAAGTAAAGCTTTTTTTAATTCTACTTCAACTTTTAGAAATGAAAGAGAACAACAACATAATGCTAGTAGAATGGCATTTATTAAAAAGAATACTGAAAATAATGCTATTAAAAATTATTCTGGTTTATTTATAGAAGCACAAGCAGATGATTTAAGTACAGAAGATTTATTTAAAAAGATAGGTTTTGAAACTAAATCATTTATGGATTTAGGAACTTCTGGAACTAGAGCAAATGATTTATTCCTATCAGGATTTAAAAAATATTTAGATGTAATTCAAGACCAAGAAGGATTTGATTATGCAAGAACTGTATTAAATGATTTTGAAAATTTAAAATTAGGTACAGGATATTTTGCTGGGGAAAAAGGTTCAAGAAGAAACAATACAATTAGATTAGAATTAATTGCTGAACTTAATGATAAAGAATTATCATTTCTTGAAGGTACTAATAAAAGAAAATTAGTTAGAGACGATAGAAGAAAACAAATTTTAGGTGATGAATTTTTTGTATCATTTAATGAAGATGATTTTGATATGTCTACATTTTTAGACCAAAAGGTTGAAGATGATAATGGTGATTTACAATTCAAATACTCTAATAAAGATAAATTTTATATTAGAGGTTTAAATGAAGCTTTAAATAAATCAGTACAAATTACTTCAAGTGATGCGAGTGCCTTAAGAGAACTCATAGATTTAGAAGAAAACAATCCTTATTTAGTAAAACAAAAAGCAATAGAACTTTCTAGGGATGGAAAATTAAGTAATTCAGATTTTAAACATTATTATAATTCAATTGGATTGACTTCTATTTATAAGAAGAACCAATTCTTTTTATTAAGTACGCCATTTCAAGAATACATGACTGTATTTAAAGATTCTAACCTAGCAACAATACCTGGGTTTGGTTTAGAAATGGCACTCTTAAGAGCTAAATTTACTCAAGACATGGTTGATTGGCATAGAGAAAATACAACAAGTGAAGAATATAAAGATAGACCATACAAGTATCAAAAAGCTTTTGATGCTGAAGTTAAAGCAATTATGGGTGATATATTTACAGACAGTATGTTCATTCAATCTGCTTACGACAGTATTGGTAAAGAATTTTCACAAAAATATGGAATTGTAATCCGAAGGAAAGAACAATAGATGGCACAAATAATAAATAGAAATGGTAAAGAATATCCATTTCCAGATGATTTTACTCAAGAACAAATAGATAAATACTTCCAAGATTTAGAAGGTACTAAAGCAGAAGAAGAAACTCCTGAAAAAGAAGATGAGAGAGGTATTTTAACAGATGTACCCACTCAAGCTTTAGGAGGAGTTGTTGATGCTGGTAAGTCAGCATTAAGATTAATTGAAGGTGTTGCTCAAGATGGTAAGAGAAAATTTGGAGTAGGTGGTTTTACTTTTGGAGATAACGCAAGTAATGGCTTGGTTGAATATCATACTTATGATGATGTAATTAATAACAATATTAAATTACCTGTATCTGGAGACCCAACTAAAATTGGTGATACTGCATTTGAAGAAATGCTACCAGAGATAGATGAGGCTGACACATTAACAGGTTCAGTCACAAGAAGTATGTCGCAATTTTTATCGGGTTGGTATTTAACTAAACCAGCAAAAGCTTTAAGATTTGCTTCAGGTGGAAGTAAAGTTGCTAACTTTGCAAAAGCTTCTACTAGAGGAGCAGTTGCAGACTTTGTAGCTTTTGATGAAGAG